TCATTGTCTATCTCTTAAATATTTAGCAGCTCTATCTAAGAGATCTGGCGAATCTTTAAAATGCCCAAGACCTACATTACAAAGATGACAGAGCAATCCTCGTATCTCTCCAGTTTCATGATTATGATCTATATGGTAAGACTTGTTAGAGTCTGGAACTACTAGGGAATCTCCACAAATGTGACACGCCCCTCTAAAAAGATCCATAAGATTTCTTACATCTTCCTCTGTCAAATTATAAACCTTCTTTAAAAGTCTCACCCTCTGGATGTATTTTAAACTAAGAGACCTCTCTTCACTTTCGGAGCTCCATACGGAAAATATTGTTTTCGTGCAATCCTTACAATAAGTTGTGAGGCCTAGAGGTTTTGATTTATTGCTATAGAAATATTCCACAGTTGCTGGATACTTCTCTTTACATTTAGGGCATCTCTTCATAACTATCTCCATAGTTAACTCAAAGGATACTAGGAAGAGAATTGAGTAAGTTCTCTTATCGGGAGCTACCCTATCCTAGTATTAGCTTTACTGGATATTAGACTTGTCTCCAGTTTGAAGACTTAGTGCTATTGATTTATCAACGTTTAGAGCTTTGTTTGCTTCTATCATTTGTTGTTTCTGGAGAGAAGAAGTCTCCTTACCTATATCACGCTCTTTAGATTGCTGCAACTCAATTATCTTAACCTGTCGGTCTTTCTCGCTCTGGTCAATCTTCGCCTTGATCTCTTCAGCCTTGAGTTGTAGTGACCTCTGGTTCATAGCATCCTGACCCTGTACCTGCATCTGAGTAGCCTGTAGACTAACTTGCGCTTTGGTCTGAGTCTCTTGAGCCTGAGCTTCCTGTGCCTGAGCCTGGGCCTGTTTAGCTTCTTCTTGTTTCTTCTTCAGCTCCAATCTACTAGGTACGATGTTATGTCCAAGTCCTAGTGACTTAGCCATCTCCCTTAAGATATCTGCGATACCTTCCATACCTACAATATCAACATACATCGGATTTGCTAGAATCTGGATGAACTCATTACGTCTCATCTCACTAGCACCCTTCATGGTCAGCATCTCTGACCCACGTGGGATTACATTAATATCTCCTGTAAAGCTAACACTATCGTTACTAACTACATTGTAATAGAACTGGTATTCTACTCGGGGCTTAATGACCCCATAATCAATGTTTCGTACTGAATCCTTAATTCCTTTAGCTGCTGACTCAAGAAGCATCGAGAGGCCACTAGCTGTCTGAGCTGCTCCACCTGTTCTCTCATTTCCGTATGCATATCTTGGGATTCCTGTAGCATCATCTGCTCTGATTTCAAACTCTTTGTATACTGCGAGGAGCTCTTGGGCATTTGACGTAGGCTGCCAGAAGTTGACTGCTCTTCCTCCAGAGCCTGAAGGGTCTGAGGTGAGCTGCCAGACATGGAAGGGTTGTATGCTATCAATGCCTGTATCATCTGCAAGCCTGTCAACATAGATCTCAATCTGAGGGCCAGACGCAATCCCCATGTTATTAGCTAAGGCGCGAGCTGTAGCGTTGCACATTCGCTGAATATCTCTCATCATCTCTGGGAGAGATCTTCCCCACCAACTACCCGGTATGTTCTGAAAGGATGCTTTATAGTAAGGTCGCCGGAGGAGAGGATCATCATTAATTACACACTTGATGACTTCATTTCCAGCTAATATTGCTTCGACCTCAAACTGCTTATCCTCATCAGTTCCTATAGTTTCCTCGTCGAATCCCCAATCCTTTAGCTCACTATATGGTACACTACCGAAGAAATGAATACCATGGATGATTCCCTTATTAGCTCTAAAAGTATCGCCCCTCATCTCCTCTATAATTTTTTCTGACTCAATTCCGTTATCAGCTATAACCCCACAGTACCCAGCCTCATCAGCGAGTACCTTTCTGATTGCATCTTCTTTATAATGCTTCGTCCCTATCATGTTGTATAGGGTCTTCTTATCAAACCTTAAGTGCTCGCAGAGGTCACCATCCTGGACATCTGTAGCACTGGCCGATGGGTAGATATCAAAAGGAGATACTCTCTTGTTTAGGAAGACATAATCCTCAACCTCTTCAGCCGTACCATTGACATAAGTCAATCGTTTCTTCTTGGTGATAATCGGACCCTTGAGGAGCGCAACAGGGAACACACAAAAATCTTCAATGAATTCAGAGAGTGCCTTATCCCAATTACCCTCTGCAAGTTGATCAGCTACTACCCTTTCAAACTTCTTAACCTCAGCCTGAGCTACCTTAAAGATCTCATCCTGGATAGCATCTTCAACATCCCTCTTCAGCTGATTAATCTCCTGAAGCTTCTGGGCTGCACCTTGAGCTGATGGTTTCTGTGGCTGACCTTCAGGGCCTGGAGGCATAGTAGCTTCCTCGTTGGCCAGTGCATTGATGTGTTGCTCTATCTGGTCTACAATCTCTTGAGGAAGATCAGGCACTGATGTAGGCTCAAAGCCCCAAGCAATCTCCTTAGCCGGCATCATGATGTCTCTGATCCATGACATAGCTGCACGGCATTTGGTCGGAGTTAGGTTCATGTAGATCTCAGAACCACCAGATGCCCGTATAAGTGCTAGGTCCTCAGGGTCATAGTTACCATTATAGGCTCTAAGACTCTGGAACATCTTCTCTTCAATACCAGAGGAAGTTCTTGCATCCCTATTCTCTTGATAGATTCCTCTTATGTAGGTTGATAGAGCTGAGTACTCTTCCTCTTTCTCCTCAGGCTCTTCTTCATCGTATCGCCTTAGCCTCTTCTGCATCTCATCTACTTCATCCGCATTTGCTATGACAAGAGCTGGACGGTCATTATACGTATCCAAATTATGTATCCTCGTATTTCTCTAAGTATGATACCATAGCTAATATAGCTTTCTTATCTTCTTTCATTATACCTAAAGCTCTGTTACAATCTCCACACAGGAGACCTCTGACTTTCCCTGTGTTGTGATTATGATCTATACTATAGTTTATTCTCGAATCTGGATACACTAAAGACTTCTCACATATAGGACAAATACCCCTCTGTTCATTCATTATATTAGAGATACTTTCTATATCAGTATTGTACCTCCTCTTAAGGTGGTCGAATCTTTTTATATGTGGATTATCTTTTCTAAACCTCTTTCTCTTTTCTGAATTCTTTCTGCCATATACAGTGCTTAATATTCCTTGGCAGATTCTGCACATTGGCTGTAAGCCGTCCTTACTAGATGCACACTTGTTGTAGAACTCAGAAGCATCTTCAAGAGGTTCTTTACACTTACTGCACACTTTTATACCCACAAGAATTTACCCCTTCGTATCTCTTTTCTAAACCTATTCCTAGGTCTGTGCTCGAAGATAGCTTCAGCAAATGTAAACGATAATGCGTCAGCTATATCTGGAGAGGCGTGTCCCATCTTTTTAAGATCCTTTTTAGATAGGAGTTGGATTTGCATCTTATTGTTGTATCCATACTCCATAGAGGTGAGTTGTGCTGCTAGGTTCGCCTCTTTATCTGTGGCCTCTATAGGGATGTCGGCTCCTCCCATAGAAAGCCATTCACGAAGTTTCCCCCAAAGCTGTGCCCTTAGGTTCGAGTAGGTGTTGGGGTCTGTACTCTTGTTACTTACTACAACATCTTTAACTGGTAGTCCTAGTTGTCTAAGCCTGTCTGCTGTCCCAGCACCTACTCCAATAGAGTCAATGAAGATATTCACACACTGGTGGTAGGAGTTAATCTCTGAAACCTTAGCTGCAACACTCATTGTATCAAGACCCCTATAGGTCTTAATGTCAATAATCTTCGGACCCTGCCTGATGACTATGGCTGTAAGGTCATCACCAAATCGAGCTACATCCACACCCATTAGCTTCGGGAAGTTTATGTAGTCTTTATACTCCAGCCTGTTCCTTACAGCATCCTCAACATCATCAGCTGAGATGAATTGAGATACACCAACTCTAGGAAACTGACCAAGAACACGCATACGGAAGATATCACTATCATCCCCGTAGGTTTCTTTCATCTCATCTATCCACTCATTGTTGACATTAGGACTGTCATAAGCGGAGAAGTAAATCTTAGTCCAGGTTCCAAGATCTCTTTGAAAGATCTCGAAGAACCTACCTGATGCTCTCTGAGGGTTCGACACCTGAAGGAACCTACCACCCTTACCGGTGGAGAGTGTTCCTAGTAGAATATCGAAAGCCTCCTCAGAGATACCTGAAGCCTCATCAGCCATGATGATATAATTCTCAGCATGACCACCTGCCAGATTCTCTACGCTATCAACGCTGGCAGTAACAAGAGATGCAAAATTAACAAAGGTCTTAGTCTTGTATTCAATCTTACGAAGAGTCAAATCGAACATGTTCTGAATATCAATCGGCATCTTCCTGTACCACTTCTCGAGTTCAGATCGAAAGACTCGTTCAAGGTGGTTACTAGAAGGTGCTGTGATTAGGATCCTACAGTCTGGCAGCACCATTAAGAAGATGAAGGTCATCATACTTAGTACTGCTGACTTACCAGAGCCTGTACAAGATGAGACAGCTACACGTGCTGCCTGGGGTCTGGAGTCTCTTACTAGCTTTCTCTGTTGTTCTGTTAGTGTAACTGAAAACAGTGTTTCAATTCCGAAGACATGATCATTAGCTGCCATCACTAAGAAGTCATCGAACTGAGCCTGAGTCATCTTAGCCATCTAATAGCTCCCCTTCACCTACTAGTCGAGCTTTAGCTTCCTGAGTCCTAGCTATGATCTTATCTAGGGCTGAGTCACCCGATAGCCCCTCAACAATCAGCTTATCATCGAAGGCCCCAAAGGTTCTACCCAAAGACTCTACAGCCTTTAGGTAAGTTGAGAGAGACTGAGTTGATCCATGAGCCTTGAGCCTCTCTATTACAGCCAGTAGCTCTGATTGAACGAATTGCTTACCATCAGTAATCGACTTAATCTTATCCTGCTTGATCTGTAGCAGATAGGCACCTACATTAGGTTTCCTACGAAGATAAAACGAACGAAGCTGTAGGGCATGTTGGTACTCTTCTCTATCTCGAATATCTTTAGTCTTCTTAAGCCCAGCATGTAGTCCTGATTCCTCAAGAGCTCTTACATCATCACCATCATCATTGTAGAGCTCACAGAATACTAGCTCATTATCAGTCAACGTAATAGAATCAGGTTCAGATAATAGGTTAAGGAAAGCTTCATTGATCTTATCTGTATCTAAGACTTCACTCTTAGACATTGTGAACCTCTGATTACCTACCTGAGTCTGAAGAAGCATCTTAGTCTCACGTACATTAGCCAGAGCCTTGTAGTGTCTAGCGATAATGAGACCTACGTTCTTCTCAGAGGTGCCATACTTCTCAGCAATCTCTAGATTAGTGAGGTTGCTATAGATATAGTCATCAATGATCTCGTATTTGCTCTTGGCTGTGATGTTATCAACAGCTTTCTTGACTATAGTGGTTGTCATTAGGTTCTTATAAATAATTTGGTACCCTCGAGAGGAGTCGAACCTCCAAAACACTGGGTCTAAGCCAGCTCTCTATGCCAAATTCGAGTACGAGGGCGAATATCTAAGCCCGAACATAATATGACTCACGATCATACCAGAGGTTTGGGCACATCTTAGGAGGGTTAGTACCCTATATGGTGTATGTTCTTGTTTACTATCGGCTATATAGTACTGAAAATCATGAACGAAATTAAATGTTGGTAACTTATTTGTACTTTAGTAGTTCTTTCGGGGCCTTGTACCACCAATAAACTTCTCGTAGCACCTCTATATGTAGTATATTGGACCTACCGGGTGCCTACTGGTGGTAGTTTGGCTGGTAGAGCTGTAGGGAAAAGAACCTACCGGGTGCTAAAAGGCCTAAATGAAAATATTTGGTGGGATTTCGGGGAGTCTTTCGACAGGACTAAGAGGTGCTAAAGGGCTGAAAGTTCTACAGGAATATTTGGGGCTAGAGACACCCCACGCAGGCGCACGGAGGGGGCTCTCAGGTGCTGCAGGGGTGGTGGCACCTCGAAGGATAACATCCCCACCCCGGTCGAAACTGTCGGAAACCCTATAAGGGGTGTAGGGAATGCCCCTACAGGCTCCCTAGAGGCTCGATAAGTTAGAGAGCCTCGAGCCCTTCAGACCTTCGAGGTCTAGGCTAGGTTTCTGGGTAATCGGTGTCGAACCGATGCAGTCACCAGATAGCTGAAGGGTGGAGTCTGCCCCAAGGTAGACTTGACAACGGGGTCTAGAGTCCCCTCCATCCGACGAGTCCATGCAAACCACTTGGACAGTTTTGAAAGGGATGTAGCATGAGCTAGGTCAGACAGGCTCAGTTAAAC